GTTTTTAGATACAATCTTTTTAATTTCACCAATGTTTTTTTCAGGTGATTTTTCAGATTCAAATCTAATGCCTCTTAAGATTTCTGTTCCGATTTGGTTATCTAAATTACCCCAATCGTCACGTTTATAATCTTGTGCCTTTTCTTCTTTTAAAAATGATTCAAATTTAGTTTCCCATGTTTCTTTAGCACGAGATTCTATAGCACCAATTGGTTTTAAATCAACATAATTTTCTGAAATTATGCTTTTAGCTTTTAGTTTGTCTACTGCCTCTGTTAACCCAGCCGCATTGCGGATTAATTTTGGAAATTGACGTTTAACATCTTTTAAAAATGTAGCCGAATTACCTTTTCCTTCTTGAATAAGGTTGTATTGTTCTTGTAATGTTTTATTCTTCATCGTCTTGGGTTAATAATGAGTTTATATCGTTTAAGTAATCTGAGATTAAATCTGTAGGATAAGCTACAGCAAATGAATCTGGTTGTTGTTTATAATATTTAATTGTTTCTACTTTTCCTTTTCGTATATTTCTAAGAACACCAATTAGCTTTTCTTCTAATTCATCAAATGCCTCAATTCTTTCTTGTTGAAAGGTTTGGGACTCAGATGGTTGTTCTTTTAATTTAAATCTATACATTTATTTTACTTTTTTATGGTCTTTAGGTAACCTAAAAGCATATTTAGTTTGATAAGCACCAGCTCCACCTGAGGTAGATATTTCTTCTACTTCTTCTTCTTCTTCTGGTTCGGGTTCTGCTACAGGTTCAACTTCTGGTTCAACTTCTGGTTCGGTTCTTCTTCGGGTCTAACTACATCAGTTTTAAACCTTTGAATAGCCTGTAAAGCAGTTTGTTGAGTAAGATCGGGTGATGGGGCTTTTTCATTTAAAAAATCAATAAAAGCTAGTACCATTTCTTGAGCTGATTCTAAATTATCAATACGAAGTAAAGACTGTAGAAATCGTTGATCTTGAATACCAAAGAGGTGTTTTTTAGCTTTAGCTAAATCTGTAGAATTATCACTTATATTCTCACCAGTAGCTTGTTTCTCTTTAATATAATCTCGAATAAGTTCTTTTAAATTAGACATGGGCTTTTTTTATTTCGTTTACTAATTCATAATATTGAAGCAAATCTACTAAGCTGTTGTTATCTACTTTATCAGTTTTCTTTAATTCTACTAAATATTTAGATACTTCAGTGATTTTAATTTTTGTTGCTTTGTCAGTTATGTTTTTTCCGTGTTGACTTAACTGAGATTTTAATTCAGTAATTTTATTATTATAGAATGTTTTAAGTTTTGGTGTTGAATCAATACTTTCAATAAATTCTTTTAATACTTGTTTTTGACCATCTGATAAATTATCATATTTGTCATTAAACTTTTCTAACAATACTTGGTATGTTAAACTTCTTAAGTCTTTATCGTATGTTTGGAATTCTTCAATTAAATTTTCCTTACTTTTTTCAGTTAATTTAATTTTTGTTAAAAATTCTAATAAATTAACTTTATTATCTACGATTTGACCCGATTCTACTAATTCTGTTGAATTATGAGATTCAATAAGGGTATAAGTTGATGCTAATTCTTTGTAATTTTTAATTTTACTACCAAAAAATTCATTAAGGTTGTAATTAGCTTTAATCTCTTTGATTAAATTATATTTTTCTTTACGAAGAGAAGATCTATTTAATTTTTTAGAAGACTCTAAAATTGTGCTAATTAAAGCGGTTGCTCTACTTTCAGTTATAGATTTTGATTTTATAACTGATTCATATAACTTATATTCTTTACCTAACTCTGTATTTACAAAGTAATTTTTTAGAAGATTTACTGAAGCAGAATCTTTACCTTGTAAGGTATCGGCTGTTATCTGACGAACTAATAGTTCGAATAGAATACCTGTATTACGGTATTTAGAATGTTTGATGCGCATCAAATATATTTATTTATAAATATTAATTTTTTTTTATTCCTTTAATTGAGATTCATCTAAAAGCGAAGAATCGTCCTCTTTTTGCTCAAATACCAATTGTTTCGTTGATAATTTATCAAACAGTCCTTTATTTTTTAATAAAGTAATTTCAGCACTTTCAAGAGCTAAAGGTCCTCCATTAGGATTTGGCCTAATATCATCAGATTCATTATCACTACGGTCAGTTCCTAAACGGTCTTTACCGAAATTTGAATCTTGTTTATTTCTGTCTGTAATACTGTCTTGAGGTCTACCTAATACAGCTTTTTCTTCATCATAACCATCAGGAACATTGCCTGGTTCTGTTGATGATCTTCCTTTACCATACAGTGAAGCTAAATCATGGGGTGTACCATATGATTTACCTGTTTGTACAGGATCGTTACCTTCTGCTTCAATTTGACCTAATCTAAACCCACGTTTAGCATCTTCACGTATTAAATCTCTGTATTCATCGTATTGATCTTCGCTGAAGTGGAATACATTATCATAAATCCAATCTGTCGGTACTAATTTTTGATCAATTAATGTACCTGCTAATTCCGCTTTAGATTTTAATAACTCAATTTTTTCTTGTTCATAAATAATAGATGGTGTCGTTAACGATAATGTAAAATTAGTTAACATTTCATCTCTAAACCCTTGAGAATATAAGTGTACTAAGGCAATTTTGTTAAGTTCTGAGATAATAATGCGTTGTAGTCTATCAATAGTACGTGCAAATCTAATATCTTCTGCTGCAAGTGTAGCTTTTCCTTCAAGGTCTGCTTCATATCCTAAAAATGCTTTTGGTATTTTTAACGCAGCAAATAGTTTATCACGTAGATATTCTACATCTTGGATACCATCATAATCTAACCCTTTTGTAGTATCAATTCGTGTTGCTGCATCATTTCCACGTACAGGAATATAAAAATCTTCTAACATGTTTTGCATGTTATATTTTAAGTTATAATCACCTGTTTTAGTATCTATTAATATAAAATACACGTTTTTCAGGAGCACGAGAAATTCTATGAATTAACATCGCATCTTCCATTAATGAATATTGTTTAAATAATTTACGAGCTGGTTCAATGTAAGCTCTACCATAAGGTAAATAATTTACATCTGCTACTAATCTAAAGTGAGCCATTTCGTAGTTATCGTATCTAATTGAATTAGGACGTGGACGAGCATTTGATTGAGAAAACATAGCTCCTGTATCTCCACCCGTATAACCTTCAGGATGATATTCAAATTCTACTTCTGCTGGGTTTTCAGGGTTAAATCCTTCTTTTCTAGCTATAGTAAATGCTGTGTGAGGGATAACATTATAAACACCAAATTTTTCACTAATTTCTAATTTTAGGAAAAAATCACCGTACTTACACATTTGACGAATCCAACTCCATAAATTAAATTCAATGTTTAATACATCGTAAAATAAGTTATATAGGATTTTTTGTACATCTTCATTAGCACTTCTAATTTGAAGTACTTCTCCCATATCATTTTTTAAATATCCAAAGCAGATGCTATAATTGCATCTTGATCCATTACATCATATTCACTATATAGCTGTGTACGTAAAAACTGATAATTTAAGTTGTACTGAGCACTATATAATGAAGTAGGGTTGTTATTATATAATTTATGGTAACGGTCAATCAACGAATTGGTTTGTAAGTTACCAGTCGATTGGATAGTGCTACTATCAATCGTTTTAATCTGGTCTCCCCCAACGTTACGAATTACAACGTCTGTTGAAAATAATCGTTGTAATCTACTAAATAATCCTGTGTCTGCCATTTTTTATTATTGTTATAAATATTATAGAAGCCAGCTAATGTCCTCTCCGCCGAAATCTGTTTGTATCCTATATGGGTTTTGTGCCTGATTTGGTTGTGTATAACTACCTTGGTACTTAGTTCTGTTAACTGACATATTATTTAATGCTGATTTTGTAAGATCAACACCTTGTTGTCTTCGCATTAAAGCTGTGTCTCTAACATACATTCCTATACCAAATGCCATAACTAAATCATCATTGTATCCCTGTTGTGCTTCTGCTTTACCGTTTCTCCAAACAAATACTCTCATTTCTTCAAGTAAACGTTTAGAACGTATATTAACTGATTTTTCATGAAAATATTCAGCAAATTTTGATATAACCATAGGTCTACTTTTAGTAGACATAGTAAATCCAGCTGTCATTCTTGATGTGTCCATATACTGATCAAAATAACTTGTAGTAATATCACCTTTAGGTGTATAGTACAAATTAGGGTAATTTCTTTCTATTACGGTCTGTAAGGTAGACCAACCCACGGAAGCGTTTTCTATCACTAGTAGCGCTTCATTATATTCTGTAGATATCCCAACTAAGAGATGTCCATAATCCTTTGTAGGAATTTGACCTTTATATTCTGCTACCTGGGTATTTGACTCAATATCAATTACATGGAAAGCAGAATAATCTTTTCCGTCTCCACGAGCGACATCAGCTAATACCATATAGCTTTTACTATAATCGGCTGGTTCCCATATCCATAAGTTACTATCTGCTCCTCGCCTCTCCAACGGATCTTGTACCATATGATCAGAATAGTGTAACAGAATTTCTGGGTAGAATACTGTATCACCTGAAGTGCTAAAATCACAATCACACTCTTGTGCTGCTAGTCTAGGATCACCTAATAATTCATCTTGTTTATCACGCCATGCTTGGTTTCTTTCAGGGTGTACATCCCAAGGTAATCGAATAGGTATAAAGTCATTTTCACCTGATTCTGCTTTAGACCACATTTGATGGAACCAGTTACCTGTACCATAAGGAGTAGAAAGTACAATAGCACCCCCTCCAGTAGCTAGGGTTTGTTGGGCTGATGCCCATGTTTCAGCTACGTTATCAATAAAAGCAGCCTCATCAATTATTAGTAAAGATACGGCTTCTGACCTTGCAGCATCACTACTCGAGGATTTTGCTTGTATTTTTGAACCATTATTTAAATGTAATGATAGTTTATTATTTTCAATTGAATCTATCTTTAACCACGAGGGTAAAGATTCATACATAAACTTTACTTTACTAACTAAGTTACGAGCTGTTGATTGTGTAGTTGCGAGTGCTAATACGTTTTTATTTTCTACCTCGTTGAGGGTGTTGGATATAACAGTACTTTTTAAAGAAATGTACTGGGTCCTGAGCACATTTAATATACTCTTGTCTTATTACTTTTTTTAGATCACTCATAAAATTACAGCTAAACCTATAAGTAAAGCAGCACCTAAACCAC